TGCTCCAAACGCAACCTCATCGATCATCATGGGTAATACGTCACCTTCAATCGAACCATTCAGAGCAAATTGTTACCGTCAGGATACGTTGTCTGGTTGGAAATTGAAAAAGAATAAACACCTTGATGAATTACTCCAAGAGAAATTATCAGTGGATGGTCTTGTAAATCAAAATGATTATGATGATGTTTGGTCTACAATTATGTCTAACGATGGTTCAGTTCAACATCTTGATATTCTTACCGATTGGGAAAAGGATACCTATAAAACTGCACCGGAGATTGATCAGCGTTGGGTTGTTCAACATGCCGCTGACCGTCAGGAATACATCGATCAGGCTCAGTCATTGAACGTATTCTTCCGCCCCGATGCAAGTATTAAATATCTCCACGCAGTACATTTTCAGGCTTGGAAACAAAAATTGAAGACCATGTATTACTGTCGGTCAGATAAGATTGCCAAGGCAGATAAAGTATCGAAACGTATTGAACGTGAAATAATTAAAGAGATTGATTTAAAAGCTCTTGCCGTCAATGATGATGTTTGTTTAGCTTGCGAGTAATAAAATGACAAAACCTATTAGTAACTTAATGACAGAACGTACCAGCTTCAAACCATTCAAGTATCCTTGGATGTATGACGCATGGTTGAAGCATGAACAATCGCACTGGCTCCATTCAGAAGTGCCAATGGCGCAAGACGCAAAAGATTGGAAGACTAAGGTAACAACGGATGAGAAACAATTTCTCACAAATATCTTTCGATTCTTTACTCAGGGTGATATTGACGTTGCAGGAGGGTATGTAAATAATTATTTACCAAACTTCCCTCAACCCGAATGTCGAATGATGTTGTTGGGCTTCGCCGCACGTGAAGCACTTCATATTGCCGCTTACTCGCATTTGATTGAGACGCTTGGCTTACCTGAATCAACATACAATCAGTTCCTTGAGTATCAGGAAATGAAAGACAAGCATGATTACGTTTCTACAATTTCCCTTGAAGAAGGTTCCTTGGAATCCACGGCTAAACATATCGCTGTGTTCTCTGCGTTCACGGAAGGTATGCAACTGTTTTCTTCATTCATCATGCTTCTGAACTTTCCCCGTAATGGTATCATGATGGGCATGGGTCAAATTGTAACTTGGTCTATTGTTGATGAAACTCAGCATGCCGAGAGCATGATGAAATTGTTTAAGACTTTTATCAAAGAGAATCCAGAGATTTGGAATGACTCGCTGAAGGCTCAGATCTACACTATCTGTGAGCGCATGGTTGAACTTGAAGATAAATTTATTGATCTCTCTTTCAACGGTAATGATAAACGTAATCTGACCGCTGAAGATGTGAAGAAATATATTCGATACATCGCTGATCGCCGTTTGATTGGTCTTGGACTCAAGGGTATTTTCAAGGTCAAACGTAATCCATTACCATGGGTCGAGGAAATGATCAATGCTCCAATTCATGGTAACTTCTTTGAGACGCGAGTGACTGATTATGCAAAGGGTGCGTTGAGTGGATCATGGGATGACGTTTGGGGAAGCGCAGCCTAAATACAAAAGGTTGTTAACGTAACATAGGAACTAAAATGGCAACAAGATTATTCGAGTGCGATCAATGTGACGCATATGGTAAGATAACGGTAAAGGAATTTGAGGCTTCACAGATTGTTTGTTGTCCGTGTTGCGGTTCTGATATCTCGCAGGTCGATGAAGCCACTGACGAAGAGTAATAAATAGTCCAGCTTAAACTCTGGACTATTTTATGTGGTTGTATCGAAATAATTATATCAATACGCTTCCCGATGATTGTGTCGGGTTCGTATATCTTATCACTAACTCCGTTTCCGGTAGAAAGTATATTGGAAAGAAGTTGGCTAAATTCTCAAAGACCAGCACTAAGACGGTAACGTTGAAGAGTGGCGTCAAGAAGAAAAAGAAAATCAAATCCAAGGTTGACTCAGACTGGCTTGACTACTACGGGTCAAGTATTGAGTTGTCGAAAGACGTTGAGGCATTGGGTAAAGAAACCTTCATTCGCGAAATCTTATTCTACTGTAAATCAAAGGCTGAGTGTTCATATATAGAAGCCCGAGAACAATTCACGAATAAGGTATTGGAGAGTGATAATTATTACAATGGCCAGATCTCATGTAGAATCCATGGCTCACATATTAAAGGAAAACTATGACGTTCTTATTATTCATAACCGCAATAGCCCTATCGGGTGTTGCCGCCTATTATTCAATCGCTGGATTGATGGCTATTTTCGCCGCTGCGATAATCCCAATTCTTATCATGGGATCAACCTTAGAAGTGGCTAAATTAGTAGTAGCATCATGGCTTTATCGTTCATGGAAAACTATCCCCATGTTGATGAAGACATATTTTGTCACGGCACTGATCGTGCTGATGTCATTAACGTCAATGGGTATCTTTGGTTATCTATCAAAGGCTCACTTGGATCAAGAGGTTCCCGCAGGTGACGCTGTGGCGCAGTTGGAACTAATTGATCAAAAAATTATAACCCAAAAGGAAATTATAAATGCAAGCCGTAAAGAACTTTCTCAACTGGATACACAGGTCGATCAAGCTGTTTCGCGAAATACATCCGCAAACGGTAATGAAAGATCTATCCAAATTAGAAGAACTCAACTCAAGGATCGAGAGCGCATCTCCAGCGACATTGGAAAAGCGCAAGCGCAGATCGCGAAGCTCAGTGAAGAAAGAAGTCCAGTCGCCAGCAGCGTTAGAAAAATTGAAGCTGAAGTAGGACCGATAAAATATATCGCGGCAATGATCTACGGTGACTCAACGGATAAATCCTCACTTGAGTCAGCGGTACGGATTATGATCATGCTTATTGTTTTTGTGTTTGATCCTTTGGCCGTGTTGATGTTGATTGCCGCAAATTGGCAGATGCGTCAGAACGAATCGCCTCAGGTTCCAATCCGAAATAAATTCGTCATTAAACCTGCAGAGGAAACGCCGAAGCCGCAAGTTATGGAAGAGGCTAAAATACCGCCTAAAATTGAGCCAACGGTAGAACCCATGGTAGAAGTCACGCCTATAGGGGAAACGCCCATGATTAGGAAGAATCAACCCGTTTCTAATAAGGTAACGCCGAATAGTGACTGGAAAACGCTCTAAAACGCCTAGAATGTACCTATACCGCCTCTAGAGGCAATCTAGGTGCCAGAATCAAGTATTTCCCCTAAAACCCTACAAATCGTAGGGTTTTTGTCATTTTAGGGCTAAAATACAACGTTTCGCTTGCCTTTAATTAGCTAAAGACCTATACTTAGTTATGGAAATGAAAAACAAGGAATTAAAGATGACTGTACTTTCTAGCTGGGCTGAGATGTCGAATAAAGAGCAACTCGAGTGTACCATTTGGGACGCCTATAAGGATGCTTATGGCTTTCGCCCTAGGCATTTAGACCTGCAGGCCATGAGCGAGGCTGGGCTTGAAGCCCTGCTGGAAAACCTCATCGTGGAGGCTAATCGCGCCCATACCCTTCGCTTGGCAGAGGAAGCCGAAGCCGCAAATCGTGCGGAACTCACGATCCTCAACCTTATGGAGTGTGGCGCCAAGGATCGCTCAATGGCGGTTCGCTGGTTGCACGAAGCGCACGACACATCTGGTGACCCAGAGTACCTTTGTTTTTGCCTGGGCGTTGACTACGGTTATTTTAAGGAGTAGTACATGAAACAAAATTACACGATGTACGTCTACAAAGACGACATGCGCTATAAATCGGGGTTGCGCCCTATCTCTACCACGGTACATACCGATAAAACCGAAGACGAAATGCACGCCATCTTCGATAAACTGTTCCACTACTATGACGCCTCGATTTCGGGATACCGTATGGAGTATTTCCCAACCATGGTGACCGTGAAGAACCTAATGACGGGTGAACCCGTTCAAATCGACCGCGATACCCCTTGGTGCTGTAACCCAGCGTCAGAAACCTATTGGTCGATGTAAATATCGCTTTACTTTAATTCAATAAACGACTATACTTAATTATTGAAGTTATAACCAAGGATCTCTAAATTATGAAAATTCGCGCAATCGTGAACGGTGTTTCTTTCTATACTACCCGCGCCGCTATCAAGAAACAGGTGGCTGGTGATTTCTCTCTCCAGAATACCGCTATGTTCTTCGTGTTGGATCAGATGGGTAAGTCCGCTGGCTTCGCGTCAACGGTAGTGTTGTATGACGGTAAGATGAAGCGTCACTCTTTCGACGTTCAACTAAGCAAATGCGAATAAGGAATTACATGAAAACTTTACTCTGCGGTTTATTGGTAATCCTCGGTGCTGTTGGCGGTATTGAATCGTCTACAACTACGGAAGGTTTGCTTTCGAGTTGCGCGGTACTAGGTATTGGGATGGCGTTGATGGCTCTTGGTTCAACCTTTGTTAAGGATAACGCATAATGTCAAAATACAATGTTAGTTTCGCAATGGGTGCGACCCTTACTGAGTCTGTGGTTAAAGAAATGATTCGCAAGGTTGTCGAGGATGAGACTGGACTGAAGGTTAAGCAGATTCACTTCAAGATCAGGGAAGTTGATTGTGGCGATTGTCGCGAACCCGTAATGATTCCAGCACTCGAAAGTTGTGAGGTATCATTTGTTCAAAAATTGCCCGAAGCTGGAAATTATGATCGCTAATATCCTAAACGACTGGGTTCATGGAGGACTCAGCGGGTTTGAAATTGCCGAGAAGTATCAACAAGACGTCGACTATGTATATGACGTTATCGAAAATTATTGTGATCGAATGAAGGAATTAACATGAAAGAAACCCTAGCGCAAAAAATCATTAGAGAATGGGACATAGAGCGTTTAACTACCGCTCAGGTTGCAAAACGAAATGGTATGGATTTTGATGATGTGGCCGAAATCATTGAGGATTGGCTCATACTTAATCCATCAGCCACAAGTCAGTGCCCCGAACCTTTGGAACCTGAAGAAGTTCTACGGAAAGAAGAAGCGGGAATGTCCGTGGGTAAAGATGGCGACAACGCAGTTATTACCTTCACCCGAGAAGACGGCACATTTAGTTCAGTACGATTACCGCGAGATCAGGCACGCTTACTCATCAACTTATTAGAGGTGGTAATTCAGCGATGAAACCCTTTCTACATAGTAGAATCCACGTAAAGAAATACGGAGGGAAGGTAGAAGATTATGCAGACATTGATGACTTCATTGACAGTTCAAAGGCATCCGTACCTGATGTGCGTCATAGGGCAATCCTACACTCTGCGTTTGGGTGTTTCGTTGTTGAACAAGTATTTGGTCGGACACGTATTAACTCAGATGGTAAAGAATACTCGCCAAGAGATATTGCTGAAGACCACATCCAACAAGATCTAGGTTTTATTCCAACCATGGAGCAATACTTAAACAACATGACCATTCAGCCTTGGATGTCAGGTACTGAAAAGAAGAACAAGTCAATAATCAAGAATATTAGTTTTGATCTAGTAGATTAACCGTAGTAAAATTAAATTTCAACTTAATAGGATATATCATGAGCAATTTTAAAGATCGTTTTGAAACCCTTATTGAAAACCAGAAAGAACTGAAGCGAGTATTTTCCGAGTCGGCCATGGCACTGTTTAAAGAAACCACGAAAGAATTCTTTGAATTGAATCCAGGAGTCAAGGCTGTAATTTGGCGCCAATACACTCCATACTTCAATGACGGTGATACCTGTGAGTTCGGCGTCAGCTGCGTCACGTTCACTAACGCTGAGGGTGAAGATCTTGATGATATCCAATGGGGACAGTACGAAGGCGAAAATGAATCTATCTGGGCAACTGAAAATATTCAGTATGATTTAGAACCAATTTTCAAGGGTAGTTTTGATCCAGAAGAACAAGCTAAACTCCAATCTAAAATGACTGGTGTTGATGTTGCCTCGGCCAACCTATTGGATAGTATGATTCAGTCTTCGGAATTTTCGGACATGCTGAAAGATATGTTCGGTGATCATGTTAGCGTCATCGCCACTCGAAACGGGTTCGCCGTGGAAAGTTGTGATCATGACTAAACCTTTAACATCTATGGTTTTCACTTTCTTTATTATGTCTGGAGTTGTGTTGATCGCAGTATCTATATTTGCGGGAATACAATCCAACAACCGAGTTAATGCTTGCCTAGAGAAAGGTGGTTACATGGTTGTAACAAAGTCTGAATCTGTATGCGCTAAATTGGATACCCTATGACTCCAGAACCGATGACTCTATATACGGTTGCTACAATTATTCAAGCACTTGGTGGTATGAGTTATGGAAATCTTAGAATAGTTTATGAAACTCTAGCGGTACAATATCCAGCACGTGCTGTATTGATCAAATCAATTATCACTGATATTTTAGAGGATGATTTAAAATGAATAATAATGCACCAGCGTTTCCATCGACATTTCCCAGGGATTACGGGTTGACCATGCGCGATTACTTCGCGGCGAAAATGATGCCTGCGCTGGATTGGAATGAAGGGATAGATATCTGTGCGGAGCAGGCGTATAAAATTGCTGATGCAATGTTAAAAGCGAGGTTAGAAAATGAATGATCATGATCGAAACAATTTAGATTTTTTAATGACCGCATCAAAAGAAACCCTGATGGCTTGGTGGAAGACTATCTCTCACGATGACTATCAATACTCTTTGGAGTTGTTAAACGCCTATGAGAAAGAGTTGCTTCAGATTGAACACAATTTGATTGAAGCTGATCTTGAAACGTATGACGATTATTACCCCGAAGCCAACGCAGTTCTTAAAAACATTTTCCGTTAGGAATAAACATGAATGAGAAAACAAAAGCATACGATTCATATAGGGCAGACCATCCAGACACTTCTAAAGAATTTGAGAAAGGGTTTGCTGAAGGTTGGGCTAAGGCTCTTGACCTCGTGAGGGTTGAGTTGGATAAAGACTTTCATCCAAACGTTCGCAACTTCCAATACAAGGTAAAGGATCTTTACTAATGAAAGTCATTTATATCCATGGACATAAAGCCGATCAAAGTTGTTGGAAATACATTCAACCTAATGTGAATGCTGAAGCGATCTTTTTGAATTATGATTCCAACAATGGATTTGATTCTAACCTTAAAGAGATGGATAGAGTCCTTAGGAATTTAGGACATAAAAATGAAGATACCTTTTTCATTGGACATAGTCTTGGCGGTATATACGCAAGAGTGTTGGCGAAAGAATATGAAAATGTTTGCGTCGGTGGAGTAAGTATCAGTACACCTCATGGAGGTTCCGAGTTGGCTCCAGGGTTAAAAATGTTTGATCCGCATAATCCTATCTTCAACGACATACACCCATTCAGCCCTGTAATCATGTCGGCAAGGGCAATTGATCTCAAAGTAGATTGGCTCAATATAGTTACAACCGATGGCGGAAACCCTCTTTGGCTCATGCCTAACGATGGGGTTGTGAGTGTTTTTAGTCAGTCATGTCTGAATCATAAAATGAGATGTTTAAAAGTCAATAAATCTCATTTTAATATTTTGGAATGGGAGGTACTTCCTGGTATAATTAACTCTGAAGTAAATAAAGGAAAATGATATGTTAGTCAACCATATATTAAAGCACGTTGAAGACCCAGTAACGAAAGTCACTGACGTTCTGAAGGTAAGTATCACCAAGGGTTTATTGAATGATATACATGAGGTGAAGTTTTTACGAAGTAGTACAGATGGAAAGGAACCAAAGAGTTTTTCTTTTTACCTTTCCACTGAAGACATGGAAAACCTTGAAGCTGTACTTAACATTTTTAATAAGGAAATAAATCATGATTGAAAAATTTGGATTGGTCTTGGTAATCGCGTTAGTGATCGCCTTGGTTGTGCTCGCTCCATTCGTAACTATCTGGAGTCTTAACACTCTGTTTGTTTCGTTGGCTATCCCTTATACCTTCTGGACTTGGCTCGCCACATTCCTGTTGGGTGGAACCTTCTTTGGAATCAAGTCAGCATGACAATTAGCAACCCAGCTGATCGTAAAAAGATCAAAGACGCCATCGTTGAAATTAGCGGTAGTATGACTCGCATTTCAGCTGAGAAAGATTTTATCAAAGACGCAGTTGCGGAATTGTATAAGAATTTTCAAATCCCTAAAAAGACTCTCAACAAAATGGCAAAAACTTATCACAAACAATCCTTTGCAGTAGAGGGTGATCAATATCAAGAATTTGCTGATTTATATGAATCAGTTGTTGAGATTAAAACCCCTTGACTTTAATTACGAATTGCGGTATAATAAATTATATACACACTGGAGAATTTAATGGCTACTACCGCAACTCGTAATAAGTTTGTTGAGCGCACTAAAGAAGCGTTTGCCGGAATTACGGAACCAAAGGTTGCCGAGGCATCTTATCAAATTGATATCATTAGTGCGTTCAACTATTACAATATTCATGAGACAAGTAAGAACCTACGCAAGTGGGCAATGTCTCATATCAAAAAGAATAATCCTAAACTGCTAACGGTAATTGACCGAGCACCGGATTATGAATTACAACAAGTCGGCGTGCTCTCTAGGTTACTTGACCGTGAACAATTCCTTTCCGAGAAACATAAAACGGTATTGACCGATAAGATTCTTGATATCTATAATCGGTTCAACATTAAGAAGAAAGTTGTCGCTGTTGTTCCAGCGGTAGTTGTATCAATCGAAGATCGAATTAAAGATACCGTACGACGCCATTGTGCTGAGATTGACGCAGCTATTGATGAGTTTGTATTGACCCGTTCGCTTGCAGCTGCCTCAATTAAAACCTATCTATTGACTAATGAAGTTTCTAGCATGGTGTCTAAACGTATCGGTGAAGTATACAAACCTCTTCAGAAAGAGTTGACCGAGGCGGTAGAGGGTAAAGATATTCAGTTAAAGGAAGGTTACTCACAGCTGAATAAAACACAGCTGAAGAAATTCCTTGCGTATGTTGATTCAATTATTCTTGATTGTCAACAAGTTGCCGTGAAGGTAAGTAAGCCACGTGCCAAGAAAGTAAAGGCTCCTGGGGTGTTAGTTGCCAAGATGAAGTATCAGGTGGCAAATGATGATCTGAAATTAAAATCTTGTAACCCAGCGGATATTATTGGATCAGAGGAACTGTGGTTGTTCAATACTAAATATCGCCGACTGACCGTATATCGCGCAACTGATGGTAATACGCTTTCGGTTAAGGGTACAACAATTCTTAACTATGACTTGGCTAAGTCTGAGACTAAGACGGTACGGAAACCAGCTGAGTTCTTTAAGGGTCTATCCCTCACTAAACG